GTAGCCAATATCAAACGGGTCATCGTCTTCATCGACAGCGCAGATATAGCTAAAGAATGTGTCATCGTGCCGAACACCAGCGGCCACTTCTGCGCCGTATTGGTGATACTCCCAACACACCGATTGCTTGTTGGTGCCGCTGTTCGTGATCATGAAGATCAAGGGATTCCGGCGACCTTTAGTGCCGGCCCGAATCATTTCAACTACGCGGCCATCGCGGTGCTCATGTATCTCATCGAGCAATGCCATGTGCGGACGCGGGCCAGATTGGCCATCATCGGCACTAATAGGCCTAAAGAAACTGTCTGACTCGTGATAAGCCAAGTTCCATTCTTTGCCACGACTACCGCTGCGCGCTATTCGAGCATCAAGCTCGGGTGACATATCAACCATTGCCACGGCGTCGCGGAACAAGATCATCGCCTGATCTTTTTTGGTAGCCGCTGCATACACTTCAGCGCGCGACTCACCATCAGCTGTCATGCCGTACAAGCCGACGCCAGCTGCTAGCGGGGACTTACCAGAGCCCTTTCCAGTCTCTACGTACGAAGTCTGAAACCGGCGTGTACCATCTCTATTTTTCCAACCAAACAAGCTGCCGATACAAAACAACTGCCACGGTTCAGGATAGAACGGCTTACCTTCAAATTCACCGCCGTTAAGGCAAAGCACCTCGCGGTAATACTGGATGGTATGCAGTGCGGCATCCAGATCCCAAACCAACCCACGGGATCCACCTTCTATTAAATCCTTGAGGTGTCTCGCGCAGGTCGCACGTACATGCGGCCCGGCAATAATTTCGCCAGCGACTACGCCCCGGGCATAGCCAGTGACCGGATCGTCACTTAAAGAATCGCCCGGTGGCTGGTTGTTGTCCATTGGCATCCTGTGGGAACAGCTCTTGTTGCGGCGTAACAGATACACGGTTACGGGCAGACGGCGTCATACCAAACTCAGCCAAGAACTTATGCATTTGCTCTACCGCACGGTTACTGATTTGCAGCCAAACACTTATTTGCTTGTACTGACTGGGCGTCGTATCGATCAAACCATCATCACCCATATTCTTTAGATTCTTCTCGGCCTTTGCCCAGCGCGAATACGCCACGCAATAAACGCCAAGGGCGGCGCGGTCGATCTTTGCGACCAAGCCCAATTTTTCTAACTCAACACTGATACGCTTCCACTCTTTGCGCGCTTCGGTATCTAGGTGCGTCGGCATGTCCGGTATCTCTACCGGTACCCGAGCACCATCATGCAAAGCGGCCAAACGCTTTTTACTAGGGTTGCCGTTAAGTGCATGGACATTAGCCGGCAACGGCTTTGGCCCGCGTTGTCCTGCCATAATCCACCTCAAAAATTAAATCAGTGATCAGCCTGATCACCATCCAGATACCCCCTTGCCTCAGATACCCCCCCTCCCGAAACTCCCGCTCGTGCCAGAAAACTTAGGAGGGCGGTCTAGGAATATAGGCCTGTAGACTTTTGATACCCCCTACCCCTTGGCCCAAGGGTGATTGGGGTCGAGAGGAAAGCCACTTAAGTCACTACCGACTTGAAATCCAGACTTCTCTACTCGCTGCTTATGACTGTCATGGCAGTGACTACATAAGCCCTGCCAATTACCCTTATCCCAGAACAGCGTCATATCACCACGATGCGGTATCTTGTGATCAACTACAGTTGCCGTGACATGAATGCCGCGCAATTGGTGATCAGCACACCAAGGGTTGCGACGAAGAAAACCCTTAGCCGCTAACTGCCATTTGTAAGAGTATGGCCACGCCAACTACTTACGCCTTGCCTTGTCAGCAGAAGGATTAAACGCCAAGCGATCCAACCACTTCTGCACCTTAACCACAGCGCGATAAGCCTGATTAATATACTCATCATCACGCGTGCTTGGTGTGATTCCTGTGATCAGCGCAATACCCTGTAGCAGTAACGACGCAGCACCGACACCCGTCACTGCATAGCCAAGGTACACACCCGCACTACCCAGCAAACCAGCAGAACTAGCAGCACCAATCAACGCCACAGCAGCATCAATATCATCTGCGAAGGCAGGCATAGAGCTAAGCACAAACAACGCAGGCAACAAGCACGCCACCGTCACTATCGCCAGCGCAATGGAATAACGACCCACCGAATTACGACCAAATACTTTCATATCGCACCTCAACTATCTTGCTGGTTTTGAATGTCTGAACGAGAACTGCCTAACAGACCGCGCTCTCTCTCAATCTTCAGCTGCTCACGACGAAACCAAAGATTCGTGAGAAAGGTACCCAAGCCAATCAACAGGCCGCCAATAGCAACCCATTCATTGATGGAAAGCCCCCACAATGTAGTAAACGCCGACGCTGTATAACTAACAGCCGTATTTACCTTGTCGGGTGCCATCCGAATTCCTATCAAGCAAAACGAAAAAAGCCCAGCAAATGCTGGGCAAACGAGAGAGACAGAGTGGAAACGAAAAAGCCCAGCGCGATGGCTGGGCTTTCTTGGCAGTCACGTATTGCGACCGTGCCATAAACATATCGGGTAGAGTCCAAAGATTCAACGGTAAAAAATGTCCCCTCCTGTTGATAACTCAATAAATAATAATGAATTCAAATAATTAAATATTAAAAAATAAATTAAAATAATCACTAATTAGCGTCTTGATCAGCCAGAAAGCGCCGCCATCAACCTATCCAACTGCATCGAAGACAGCGCCGCCTCATCCCTAACCGCAGCAGCAGGCCGAAAGTACCTATCAATCACCACATGTAAATCGGCCACCTTCGCAAACATACCCGAACGCGAACACCCTAACGCACCCGCCTTCTCATCAGCCGAATGAAAAACATCCACATAAAACACCTCAAGCAAGGTGCGATCAGCCTCACTCAGCTCAGCAGAAATAAACCGATCCAAGCGCTCAACATCACCCAACATAGGCGCCCTGTTAACCACCCTGCTAGGCCGAGACGCCACCGCATGCGCCGTCACACCCGCAGACAAACCAGCACGCAACACCGCCGCCGTTCGCTTGTCTGCACCACTGCGCCGCGCCCTACTCAGCTCAGCCACCACAGCAGGCCCAGAACCAGACGGATACCCAATACCCGCCACATCAGACTCACCCAAGCGCACGCACTCAGCCCACGCATCCAACAACCGACCCACCCAAGCAATCATCGCCGACTCCAAGAAAAACGCCTTAGCTTCCACTGATCCAAACACTGCCGAAAAAACACAGCATCCCAACTACCCTTAGCCACGCCAGACGCAAGCCAATACATCACAAACTCACTCGTGTACTCGCTTACAAAATCAACATCCACTAGCTCATCACGCACTAATCGCGTCATCGTCTCAACCGCCGGCAACCAATCAGCCGCCAACAGCAAATCCGCATCATGCGCGTTAGATTTATATTTAGTAGTTGTAGTAGTAAACGGAAGAACGGAGGTATGACGTTGCTCGCCATTATTGCTATGTCGCTCACCTATGCCGTTGCTATTGTTTACATTCGCCGCATCGTCAGCAATACCAACACTTTTTAAATGATTTCGCTGTGTCGTTGCTTGTGTCGTTGCTGCTATGCCGTGCGTATGCCGTTGCTCATTTAGACGGTTTTTTTCATCACATACTGCAAGCCGCAACTTAAACACCATAGGATCAATACGACGCTTCTGAGGCAGCTTCTCAATCAAACCATTACGCTCTAACAAAACTAAAATATTCCGCAAAGCAGACTTAGTAGGCACCTGCACAGAACCAACCGCACTACCCCGCTCAGGCACCACCTCAAGCAACTCGCTAAAGCTTTGATAACTTACCCGCCGCTTAACACCCACCAAGCCCGTCGCATAATCCATATAAGGCCGTAAACCCTCCCTATACAGCGTACGCGCCTCGTGCGGCAAACCGCGCAAGGCCTCAAGTTCATCATCATCAATATAACTACGCATCACCAAATCACCACAGGACGCTCACGCCCGCTAGACTCAACAACCAGCATAGAATGCTCAAGACTCAGCAAAATAGACTGCACCTGGTCGGCAGTTAGCCCATCGGCATCCGCAGCCTTAATCAATAAGTCATACGTCACCTCTAAGCGATTTAACGCCACAGAACGGCACACCTGCTCATTGCATAGCGCCGCAGATAATTGCTGCCGAGAAGTCTCACAAACCATCACACAAACCGTATGCACTGCGACACGCATCAGGATCTGCGTTAGACGCTATTAAATCGAACTGCCTGCCACCCCTACTTGTCGACGACCACTTAATCATCCTATCGATGCCGTGCGTTGAATAGTGATGGCATTCGTTACCAGCCATCGGATCATTAGATGACGTAAAAAAAGTTGCACTTTGACGCCGAGAGGCAATAGACGCCAACCGCTCCCACTCTCTTACACGTTCGACCTCTTCCGGGCAACGTAATGCAATTGCTGGCAATTCTTCATTCGAACAATTTACACACGGCATACAACCGACCCGAGTCATTCCCATCTTATATAAAGGGTTCGGCTTAACCCCCATATACCTATGCGCCTCAAAGACCGACTCCACCGACCAACGAGCTATCGGCCTGTATGTAAAAAGCCCTCCACCAACATCCTCAAATTCCTTTGCGTAACGTCTCGCCAAAGACTCATCACGACGAATACCTTGCCAACTCCATATAGTATGACCAACATCCAATAACGGGAAAAATACCTGATACGTTATCGGGTCGGTTTTCAAGTGCTGAGTACAAAATCTAGCCTGACTCGACGGAAACCGCCCCTTCCAAAGACACATATCCAAAAACGGATTACCCGTAGGAACAAGCAATTCAAGAGCCGCAGCAATCGCCTTGTCGGTCCACCCAACCAACTCCCCAGCTTCTAGCTTCCTTTTTTTGCGCTCTATTTGAACTGTAAAATCTGCCTTAACCTTGCGAATAGGCAAGTCCAACTTCTGCTGAAGATAATCAACATAGTCATATGTTAAAACGTGCTCATTCCCAGTATCGGCAAACACCAACTCTAGGTTATCCGCCTCCATTGCAATGGCTAGCAAAGCAGTTGCCGTAGAATCCTTGCCACCACTTATTGAAATTATGTTTTTCACCATCACTCTTGCCGCTCCCATTTGATCGACATTACAGCCTGACAAACCTACGTGCGCCAAACTTTAAAACCACAACCCAAAAGCCGCCCGATCCGCATCACGCCCCAAAGGCGCCCGCAACCACCAATCAGGCAAAAACGCACCATTAAACGGCTCAGTAATCGGCTTAACCACTTCGCCGTAATGGATATAAGAAACACCCGCAGCCATTTGCCGTAAAAAGCCCCAGCTACTTAAACGCCCGCCATGAATAAACAACGTCCACGTCTCTGGGCGCGCATCCACAATCCGGTGAAAGTCACCACGACCCAAGCCGCCACCGCGAATAAAATTAAAACTGCCAGGGCGAATTCTGCGATCTTTCAGCACCGGCCCAAAGGGCAAATCAACATGCGTCAAGCGCTCCTCTCGATACCAACCAGCCAAACAAATAGCCAACGCCGTAAAAGGATGGTCATGCGTTTCCTCATCGCGATCAGCATCCACAAAGCGGTGTAAATAAGCTGTATACCCCAACCACTTACCCAAGTAATAGCGCTCCAAATAACGCTTACCCTCATCGCGATCAATTCGTCGACACCGCAAATTGCCACTAAAACGAAAAAGCCATTTTTCCAACATCACGCCGCACCCTGCTTAAGCCGATACACATCGCAATGATCAACATCACGCGCCATGCGATCACGGTCAGACGTAAACGTGTCTTGCGCCACCACACCCTTACGAATCAAACCCACCAAACAATTCCGCACCGTACCGGCCATAACATCACCGCCCAGCGCCTTGCGAATTTCAAAAATCGTCGCACCGTCATCGCCGTAACGGCCCAATATTTTGTGAACCTTGCGCTCCATAGGCGTGACCAAGCCGGACGAACTGACGGCACCAGCATTTTGCTCAGCGAGCGCGACCAAACCGGAACCCGCCCCAACCACAATTACCGTCTTCATCAGTAAACACCCCGTGTACGCACAACATGAATAGAATCCATAACCACCTCGATACAACGCTCATGCCGCAACAAACTGTGCCGACACTCACCCTTGGTACCCACACGCAACGTGGGCCACAAATCAACATTTCTTAATGCAGCAATGGCCTGACGACTCAACGCCTCACCCGCTCGCACTGGTTTAGAATCAGCCATTAGCCGTAGCCCTCGCTTTATACACATCAGCCTCACCGTAGCCGCGACCAATACGCTCAGCCTCAGTTGTGCAACCAACATGGTGCAACAAGCCGCGCTTACTCAAATTGCGAACGCAGTTATTTACCGTGCCGGGTAGCACCTGCAAACCAATCACCTTGCGCACCTCAAACACCGTCGCACCGCAGTCGCCAAACTTAGAAATAGTCCGATGAACCCGCCGCTCACGCGGAGATTTATAAATTATGTCTGCCATACCGCCTCCACTCTCAACATTAAAAACACCGCTAATTAGCGGCTTAAAACGCACTCGAACCAGATATACACTAGATTCAAATGAACAAATTAGGCCGCAGATGCTTCCATAGGAAACAAGCTCTCAAAGCTGGCATTTGCACCACAACCATTAAGAACAGCGAGGATTTTCTTTATGTCTGACAAATCTGGCGTGCGCGCCCCAGTCTCATACGAAGACCAGCGGCCTTGCCGCCACTTCACCAATTGCCCAGCCTCTGACTGGGTAAGACCTACCTGTTTTCGATAATCCGCAATTCTATTCATCGGGGGCTCCAAAATGCTCAGCGCTAGAATAATCGCGAATCGCGATAATTGTCAACACATAGCGAGTTATGCGAATAACGCGCTACGTGGTAAAAAGCCAAATATGAATATAGCTAACCGACTAAAACAACTACGCAAACAAAAAGGGATGTCTCAGGCAGACCTTGCAGACGCCTGCGGATGGGATCACCAAAGCCGCATATCAGGCTATGAGCGCGAAGAAAGAGAGCCCTCATTCAAAGACCTAGACGCCATCTGCAAAGCCTTTGAAATCACAGTGGCTGAATTTTTTGAATACCAAATCAAAGAAAAAGCAGCCTCTTACCAAGCAGACTGGAGCGACGAAGACCGATTAAACCCAAACAATGACGTAAGCGCAGGCCCAGACACACGCGGATTCGTCCCCATTATTTCATGGGTACAGGCAGGACAATGGCACGAAGCCGAAGACCCATATGAGCCAGGACTAGCCGACGAATTGATCCCCTGCCCAAAACCCCACAGCCTACAAACCTACGCGCTTAGAGTACAAGGCGACTCCATGACCGCCCCCATTGGCCGCAGCTACCCAGAAGGCGCCATAATTTACGTAGACCCAGAATGCAGAGGCAGCGTATCGACCGGCGACAGAGTTATTGCCAAACTTAAAAACGAAGATCGCGTCACCTTCAAACAGCTTGCAAGTGACGGCGATAAAATGTATTTAAAAGCACTAAACCCGAATCACCCGCCTATTTTTGACGAGTTCAGAATACTAGGTAAAGTCATTGGCTCATGGGTAGACGACTAACGATAAGCAAAACAAGGACGTCAAATGGCACTTATAAAATGCAAAGAATGCGAAAAGGAAATTTCAGACAAAGCAGCAACATGCCCAGGCTGCGGCGCGCCAGTCGCCACCTCAATACCACCCATTATCGAAGAAATACCCGACGACGAAAGCTCACCAATAAACCTTGAAGCAATAGGTTTCATAACAATACTAGTAGCCTTTACCCTGCCTTTTGCCGCAGTGTCATCCAACACCGCATGGACAATAGGATTTATTGGGCTAGTGGTATTTATAATGGGCCGCTTTCAAAAATAACTCTCTGACAAAATGGACTCTAAATCATGAAACACACATTAATAATTGGAATATTCGCACTAACCGGCTGCACTACTGCAGGCCCATTTGTATCTAATATTTCAAGCGACGGAAAAGGAGAAGTCGTAGTAGAAAAATGCATGGTGCATTTCAACGCATTTCTTGGCGTCATCCAAAACTCAGACTGCACCAACGTCAAAGTCAAACTCATACAACCGCCGGAAATAAAATAGAACCCCAGCACCACACCCAACCAAAGCCCGCCCCTGGCGGGTTTTTTTTCGCCTCCAAAAACTCATCAAATAAAAATATCGCGCTACGTGTTGACAAAATAAACACATTAAGCGATATTTCACACATCACAAATCGCGATAGTTTTTATTTGACTGAGATTGACGGAGACACCCATGCAAAACAGCCAATCACTACCCGAACTGTTTTACGACTTTCACAGCCTTTGCCATTGCAGCGCGCCGTTTGAGTCGTTGTTGCTGCAGCGTCTTCGTGCCACTAACAAACCATTAGAGGACTTAACGGTAGGCGAAGTGCGCAACATTGTACTTAACGCCCAGGGCGACTACACCGACGCCGCTGAATGCGAACAAACCGACTGGCCGCAAATCTGCCTTGCCGCTAAAGAAGCGCTGGAGCAAGCCGCATGAACAGCCACGGCAACCTTAAATATCAATCTGGCATGGACTTATGCCCGCGCGAAGGCGAAGCCCTACTGCTTGCCGCGCTGGGCAACAGTACCAAAGAAAGCGCCCGCATCATGAATGCCGCCGCCTGCACAGTAAAAGGCTACCTAGACAGCGCGCGCGAAAAGCTCAGCGCTCGCAACATTGCCCACGCCGTAAGCCTTGCATGGGAGTTTGGCCTAATAGCCAGCAAACACCTCTGCACCCTATTTTTAATCATTACCGCACTCAACTCAGCCGTCAGCGGTGACATAGACCAGCGCAACGTAAGCCGCATACAGAGAATCAGAAATGGCCGTCGACAAGACGACAACGGTCCACTACCCGTAGGCCTAGACAGCCCCGAAGGCTTTATACCCATGAACCTAAAACAGTGGAAAGCCCTATTCGCATCAGCAAGGAACGCAGCATGAACACAAGCCAAGTCATCAACGCCGCCCGCGAAGCCATTATTGCCAAAGGGCTAGAAGTGCAAACCTCCATCAGCTCAGACACCAGCCTGCTACTTGGCGTGCGCAGCAAACGCCATCATCGCGTATTTGGCCCCGCCACGCCCTTAGTGTGCTGGACGGATGCGTTTGAATACGCCACCGGCAAAAGCTGGGTATCGCTACTCACCAACTGGCGCAAAACCGCACCAGTACGGCCAGCAAAGATCGGCACCAGCAACCGCGGCGAACTCATGCTTATTGCCGGCAACGCCTTGGCCGTAGAAAAAGAACTTAATGAATTAGAAAACAGCGGCAAGCTACTGAGCGCCGTGTATACCCGCCGTGGCCAGCGCCAAACCATCGTTCACGCCGAGGTAATCTAATGACTAACGACACATTACTGGCGAAGCAACAAGAGACTTTAAGCAAGCTCACCCACGCCAACACCAAGCTAATGAGCTGGCACTTTAAGCAAGAAAAAGCCTTTGCCAATTTGCGCCGCCGCGTGTCGCGCACCGTTGCCAGGCTTAACGAAAATACCGCCATGCGCGAACAGATCGTCGCCCTAAGTGAAAAAGTAGAAGTGTTAAGCGAGCAGGTAATGACGCTGAGCGAACTAAACCACAACCTCACCCGCCAGCTGCACCAAGCCGTTACGCAGCTAGCGCCACCAGAGGCCAGAGACAATGTTACGCACCTTAAAAGAAGCGTGTGACCAACACGGCCTGCGCCATCGCGCAGTAAGCAACCGCCTTAAAAAGCTGGGTTACATCAAAACCAGCATACACGGCAACGGACTGGTACCGGACTACGGCTGCAAGGCTACAGCTGAACATTTTCGCCTGCGTAACCAGAACTTTTACATACCAGGGCCAAACGGCCGCATTAACAAAACGCGCACCGTCGTCGCCGTAACCGACGCCGGCGAAGAACTGGTCTGCAAACTATGCCCAGACCTAGCAAAACCACTTGAACAAGAGAGCCAAGCATCATGAGCACGCCCTACAAAAACACCATCGTTGGCATGACACAGCGCTACCTACCCAACTATGACCCGCGACTCATTGCTGCCCAAATTCAGCAAGAAAGCAGCTTTGTCGTAGCCGCACGCTCACCCGCTGGCGCCATGGGCCTAATGCAAATCATGCCCGCCACATGGAAAGAAGAAGCGCAGCAGCTTGGCATCATCAACGCGAACCCAGACGAACCCACCACCAACATACAAATTGGCTGCGCCTACATGGCCCAAATGCTCAACGGCTGGACTGCACCGCGCCCACCGCTAGACCGCATCTGCCTAGCCCTAGCCAGCTACAACGCCGGTTTTGGCAACCTGATCAAAGCCCAAAAGCATGCAGGCAACGTGAACGACTACGCCAGCATTATCGGCGCACTACACCACATCACCGGCAGCGCGAATGCGCACGAGACCCGCGGCTACGTTAGAAGAATCCTTAAATTCTATAACGACTTCGTGATCTACGGCTGGTAAGCCAAGCACAATAAAAACGAGAGGACTCAGTCGTGAAAATATTCCTATTTATTTACTTTTTACTTGGCCTATTTATCGCGGCATGCCTTATCGATAGCTATGTACAAAGCAGCACCAAGAAACACACCGCATCGACGATAAGACTCGCATTCGCCGTTGTGGTGGCGTCATGGCCCTACTGGGCATGGCGGTTGTTGAAGTAAAAAAAAACGAGATATTAATTCAGAGAGGAAGCAGAAATGGAAACTACAAAACCAGCTATCAAAGCTGTTTTCAAAATGATTTACCTATCCGCATTAGAAGTCTTTATGGCGCGCAGCGACGTGCGCTACTACCTAAACGGAATTTGCGTAAAGCCCTGCGCGGAAGGTGGCTGCATGTTAATAGCTACCGACGGCCACAGGATGATGGTTATTCGCGACAAAGACGGCTACGCCTCACGCGAATTCATCATACCCAACATGCCCCGCGCATTTAGCATTTGCAGAACCAAGATACCAAAAAGATCGAAACACTTGGCAGCATCACCAAGCACAATTGTAATCGATGATAGTCGACTATATATCGTTAACGACTCCTACAACGACAATGGCACGCACACCAACGATATTGGCGAATACGAAGATCACCTCCATAGCGCATGGCCATTCAAAGAAATTGACGGCAAATTCCCAGACACAGAACGAGTCATACCTCGCGACTTAACCGAATCACCTGACGCAGCCGTATCAGTAAACAGCAAATACCTAAGTGATTTTCACAAAGCCGTAGAACGACTTTGCGGGAAAAGCCACCACACCACCACCATCATTCAACGCGGTAAAAACAGCCCACTAATCATGATGGTCGTCGCACCCGACATAGACGCATTCGCCATTATCATGCCTATGCGATACGCCGCGGAAGACAACCCAAATATTCCCAGCTGGGCATTCAGCAAAACGGAAGATCAAAAAGCAGCATGAAACCCTTCGCCGTCTTTCAAGGCACCACCGAGATAGACGGCAAGTTTATAAAGCTTGAGCACCCAGGTAAGCGCCGTTTTCGATTCCGCGTTGACCTATGGATCAAAGCTAGAAATGGCACCCAACTGGTAGACCAAGTAACCACAAAAACGCCCTGCCGACTTAACGACCTGATGGAACAAACCATCACACCGGCAGTAGACAAAATAATCGCAGAAGCCGCAGAACATGGCGGCACAGAGAAGTACGGCTTTAGCTGTTACAAGTGGGGATGAAATGAAACTGGTACCCGCCCGCACATGGATTAAAGAGACGTTTGAATGTGGCGTAAGCCCTGAAAAAGTCCGCGCGTGGGTAGAAAACAAGATTATCCCCGGCATCATCATCGACGACAAAACCTTCGTCGACGCCGACCGTGCAGCCATCCTGCTAGACACCTGCACCCACATACAACGGCCAGCAGAACAACACCAAACCAACGGCAACAGCAGCGTTGCCAGCATCATGCAAGGAGCAATGACCCGATGAACACAAACGCACTTATCCAACTTTGGAATGTAACCCAAGAGCACTCAGGCACATCTGGTGCACGCGCTGCCACTGGCGTATTGCTAGCCCTATACAACGGCGCCCGCTTTCCCTGTGACCTAACAGACTTAAGACTACTAGACGGCCAGAACCTAAGCGCTGCCATAGCCGTCATCACCAACGACGCCCACCGCTGCCAAATGGAAATACACGAATGGCTCAACCGCATCACCGGCCGCAACGACTTTGGCGCACGTTTTGAACACCTAGCCCACGAATACACCATATTCAAACGCGGCCGCTGCAAAGTGAAAGAGCTGCACCCGCTACAACCAGCGCGACTAAGAATAACGCCCAACCCAGATAGCACCCGCGAGAAGGCTCGCAGCGCTGAAAGCTCACTAAATTTCGCACTACTGAATACCAATGTCGATGCGCACCCAACAATATAACGCCATGCAGATGCCATTGTTTGATCGCTGGATTGATGGCCGCAAATCACAGCCCGCCGATGGCCAAAAGGTCTTGGTATACAACTGGATTGAAGACCCAGACGACGAACTGCCAATGTTTAAAAAGATGCACATTAGTTACAACGGCATAGTGATATCTGGCCCAAGCGTGCGGACATACGAAAAGAAATTTGTGGAAAGTGGCGATCATCGGAAAGTTGCACTTTGGCAACCGATCGACGAGTTACCCAACAAAGCACCATAGGAGAGTGGGATGAAAGCAATAGGTTACACGGCAACAATAATTGGACTAATGTTTTTCAGTGCGATTTTTTCAGGCTATGCGCTAAGCGTACTGTGGGATTGGTTTGTAGTTCCGTATTTTGGGGTTGCGGCTATTAGCATACCTCTGGCTATCGGCCTCGCGCTGATAGTGCAATATCTGACCCACCAAGAGCAAAAAACAGAGCCAGGTAAGGACGTAGCATCAATTTTAATTGAGGGATTTGTTAGAGCCATTTTCAAACCACTGTTTGCGCTAGCGTTTGGCTGGATTGTGACCTTGTGGCTATAACCCCCGCTTTTTGGGGACGAAAGGCGCAGCCTTGAGTTCCCAGCCGAAGGCGACAACAAACGATTGTTATGTGCCGATTATAGGGTTGACTATATGAGTATTTTTGAAAGAGCTATGACCGTGGCAATGCTTGTTTGTATAGCGATAGCTGCGATTAGCTGGATTGGGGCAGAATTCTATGCACTGCTGGCCATGTTTGATTTACTTGTCGGCGTAATTGTTGGAATGACGATATTCCTTCCAGAGCGGAAAGGCACATAACCCGCAGGACAGCGGTGAGTGAAAGAGCGCAGCGACTGAACGGTCCGCTGCTACCGGTTGTTATAAACCGAGGTACGATTAAATGATTACTGTTTTTAAGTACACGATAGACCCTTACGACTGCGAAGTTAAGCTCCCGCATGGTGCTGAAATATTGAGCGTGGCATTTCAGCAAGATACTTTGTGCATGTGGGCGAAGATTCACACAAAGTCCAAACTAGAAAGCCGGTATTTTAAAGCGTTCGGTACAGGGCATGAAATACCTTTTCAGGCCGACACAGATTATAAGTTTGTTGGTACTGCGCACGCAGATAATGGCTTGGTATTCCATTTATTTGAGCGATTAGGTTTATAACCCCCAAAGCAGGCGAGGCGAACGCAGTGAGACGTCGCCCTGCCTTTGATTGTTATATTTTGAGGATAACAGAATGCTTAAAAAAGAAGGTTTTGACGGAATGGATAGGCAGCACTGGAAATTATTAGTGCCAGATGAGCATTGCTCACCCGGTTTAGAAGTCGGCGTTGTCGCGTGTGAAACCGGCCTGCAAATTGGCGGTGAAATTATAAGCTGGGGCGATCTTGAAAAAGCTAAGCGCAAAGCCCAAAAGAGCGTCCCATTTTAAATATAACCCCAAGCACAGCGGCCCGCAGGGTCGCGACTGATGCGCCTTGTTATGGCGCGCGGAGGATGAAAAATGCTAGAGAACGGACAGGCAGGAATTGACTGCATAAATTGTGGAAACCAAGAAATTGTCACGACAGAAGATAAATCGGAGTCGCTTAGTAAATCTCTTGAGTGGGTAGCTGGTGACCCTGTTTGCCCTGAGTGCGGCGATAGGGTCATGTATGAGCACTATTTAGATTAGCGCCATAACCCCCTAAGCAGGCGAGGCGCGCTTTATGCGCCGTCGCACTGCCTTTGATTGTTATGTGCCGATACGGAGTGAGATATGGAATGGCTTAAAACGAAGTACAAAAAATGGCGATACCAAAAGAAACTGGACGCTGCGATGAAGCGCTTCGGATGGGACGCCACTTGCGGTTGTTGCGGGCAATGGTTTCACGGAGATGATTCCGCCAAGTGCGTTGGCTCTACAGATATGCACTGGTTTTACCGCTGCAACTGCGGACGACTGAATGTGATGTTGCTTGGCTTTGCGCCTTGCCCGATACATAACGATCCGCACCAAGACGGCACTCCAGACTGGCACGAAGAGCTTGAGCTGCTGCCAGATGATAAACGTGCCGCGATTTTAGGCACATAACCCACACGTTCACGCGGCACCGCGTGCAACTGATTGTTATATTTTTGGAGTTTGATATGTGCGAAAGAGCAAGACGAAAAGAAGATATGTCTCCTGATGGGTTTCTTGAGGTTTTCATAGACACCGACAACAACGACATTCATGTGTCGGTATGCAGCGAAGACCACGGCGGCGAAATGGTATTTGCATCCGTTGAGTTTTGCTGCGTAGGCATGGGCGGTGGACAAAGTCCCAGAACGCGAGAGGCGTTGAGGAATCTTGCCGAAGCGATAAAGTTAGACAATGAGGAAAAGCCTGGACGAGCAGTAAAAATATAACCCTTTTATTTTGGCGTGGCGCTGTTTGCCGTCGCGCAACAATTTGTTGTTAAATTTTGGAGTTGATTATGGAAACCGAGACTTTAAGTAAGCTGTTTTTAGAGTTGAGCCAGTTTTTGCCGGACACTAAAACAGCAAGGGAAATTGAGCTTGAGAAGCGACTGATCACAAACGAAGACTTGGTAACAATTGGCCGCCTGTTCCTGCACGACCCCGATAAGGGCTGGGCCAAAATATCATCTGGGCTGGATCAAGACTTTCAGGGCGGAATGAGCGGGTTCAATGTGCGGCATGACGACGGCACTGAATACCGCGTTAGCTTCAAGATTGAGGAAATTTAACCCATGCGTTCACGGGTTTATCCCGTGCAATGCTTTGTTATGCCTATTTTGCACAAATACTAAAATAGTTTTAATTAATGCTTGCAACACTTAAATAGTTTTAGTATTATATCACCATGCACTGAGGGAATGGCCCGAAGGCAGGAAGCTAAAAGGTGATCAAGATGACTGGATATATCTATAACGCAGAAACTAACGAAATCGTTGTAATCATCGAAGGTGAGGACAACGCCAGCATTGAAGACAAAGCAAACGAGCTGGGCTACATGGGTGTTGATGAATACGGTTTAGCCTACTCAGATAACGAATTAATCGAAACCAACAACACCGAGACAGTAAGCGCAAAAAAATAACACCGTCTCAACAATGCAAAGAGGCAGGGCTGAAAAGCCTTGCCGAACTTGTTGAGGCGACTGCTACAAGTGAGCAGACATTAATTAATTGGCAGCGCAACAAACCTAAATTATTTGCGGTGGTTGTTGCCGGAGCCGTAGCCTTGAGAGAGGCATAACCCCCGCTTTTTGGGGAAGGCGTGAAGCGCAGCGGAACGACTTTCCCAGCGTAACGCAGTGAAGCGACAACAAACGATTGTTATATTTTGGAGTTGGTATGTGTGACGAAACTAAGTGCTTAAAGTGCCAAGGCGAAAAACAAGTTTTTGGCAGTCGGTGGTGCGGTGATTGCTGGTATCCAGGTATTGATGAAGACTACAACGAGTTCAGGGCAATGCTGGCAGATGGGTACAGGTATGCAGACGCAGCCGTGAGGTCTGGGTGGAAAGGCGCAGAAGAAATATAACCGCTGCAACAGGGGTGGAGCGTCAGCGACATCCCGCGCAGCGTACTGATTGCATTTGTTATAACGACGGACGACACGAAAATGACAAAAGATAAATTGATAGCAGAATATCATCAGCGACAAACCGATCACGAAACCTTGCGCGATGCAGAGCAAGATGCTTTACGCGTGGCTAGACGACTTAGCGATCCCGAGCCAGAGCTGGCGGCTCGCAGGGCGGAGATCCGTCGCCGTAACGATTTGATTCAGCTTTGCACCCAAATCATTAAAGACTTGGAGTCGTTATAACACAGCATTATAAAGACCAGACAAGGTAGGAGACCTAAAATCAATGACTTACAGAGCATCGAAAAAAGCACGGAAGCTATGGTCAGAACGCAGCCACGCAGCCAAAGAGCGCAAGCGGCTAGCCCAAGCAATTGAGCCGCGACCGCTACTAGAAGACGACCACATCACGATTGAGGTGCGCCGCAAACTCACCGGCGAAGTCGCCCTGTTTGAACTACTACCGGGCAACCGATCAGACAACTACAGCGTGTACTGCAACAACAAACATCTAGGCGTTATGGGAATAACCAAAGTCTGCGCAGGAATACGCAAAGCCCTGCCTCGCATTTGCCCCTATATTTGACACCAGAGGCCCGCCATGCCCAATATCACACCAATACCAACACCCACGGACGCCTCGGTAATGGCCAAAATTCGCATCGTAGACGGCTTGCAGCTGCCCGACAATCTCTACACCACCCCGCGCAAAGAGGCTGGCAAATGGCGATACAAGCGACCAGACGGTAGTTTTTATACCTTTGCCGCCAACACAGTTGACGCCATCGAGGCCGCCAAAGGACTAAACGCCCAATTCTCTGCCGGCGCCAAATTCGCACCCATCGCTAACCCGCAATACGGCCGCCTCACCATTCGCCGCCATGTTGAAGACTTTATACTCGAGCGCGAAAAGCGAGAGCCATCACTTAAGAGCAAGACCAGCTGGAGCAACCGCCAAGCCTATTTACGCCAATTTGCTGCGCTAAACGCCGGCAGAAGCGTCTCACAACTGACCCTACTAGATATTCAATCATGGTGGGACCAGCTAACAGGCAACGCCCAGCGCAGCCGAAAGGCAGAATTCAGGCGATTCTTTAACCACCTCATTGCTCGCAGCCTATGCCCAAAACTAGACGCCAACCCATTTAGCAGCAGCGACGCAGCACCGCACGTAGAAATGTCAGCCCGACCGGCAAAACAACGCTTACGCTTGAGCCTAGAGAATTTCTGGAAGATCTACGCCAAAGCCGACGAACTAAACTACGACTTTGTACAAATCGCCATGGGCATTGCCCTGGTCACCACCATGCGCCGCGGCGATATCTGCGACCTGACTTGGGAATCAAACATAGCCGGCAGCCTATTGCGCAAACAAATTAACAAAAGCCACGCCCAACTATCAGAAAACTACGAATTCACCGGCGGCAAAGCAGCCCCAGCCAACCTCAGCTGGAACATGGACCAACACCACCTACTGCGCAAACTCATTAACCGGGGGCGCGAGCTCGCAATGAAAAACAGCCGCTGCACGCACGTCCTTAGCCACAAATTTGAGAAACGCTACAAAAGCGGACTACGACAGCACCACTACCAAATATTGCCAGACTACCTAACCAGGGCATTTGCAGAAGTTCGCGACGCCACCGGACTATACGAAGGCATACCGACAGCAGCACGCCCCGGACTACACGAAGTACGCGCCCTATCAAGCGACCTATACCGCCGCGCGGGATACACCACCGCAGACATTCAGCAACTAATGGCACACACAGAAG